ATGCTTTTGGATTAATGAGTAGAATAATTGATAATAGATTCGATTTGGGTGCTAATTTATATCCCTGGTGTGTCAATGAGGTAATATATCCTAGTGGTTTTTGGGAAAAAGAAGAGATAGAAAGAAAAAAGAAACAAATTCCTAAGGCCATGTGGGAAGCTGAATATTTATTAAAAAGACCAAAAATTGGTGATTCTATATTTGATTTTGAAAGTGTTGATCGTTCATATGCTAGAGGAAGAAATGATAAATATGATAAGCTTTTACCATGCGAGGGAGGGGTAGATTGGGGATATAATGTAACTGTATTAAATTTAATACAAGATACCAGGGAAAAATATAAAAATATTGAAAGTCATCCATTTGAGCTAATCGAGTTAACACAACGATGTCGCGAAATCGCTGATATATGTATTGATAGAAAAATATCTGTAATATATGCAGATAGTAACCCGAAAGATAGCAATATAACTTTAAAAACTATATTAGAATCAAAGAGAACAGGCACAAAATTAGTTCCGGTAGCCTTTTCAAAGTGGAAAGATATAGCTATAAATGTATTAAGGTTTTTACTTGAAAATAATCTTTTAAATATTAGTGATAAAATATGTCAGGATAAAATGAAAAAATATCATTATAAAAATGTAGAGCTGGGAATAATAGCTAAAGAGGATGACCATTATCCAGATAGTTTAATAGCATGGGCTGCTAGTAGATATAAGTTATTAGCTGATATAGATACGCAAATTGAACGACTAAAAAATAATAAATTGAAAGGATATATGTAAATGAAAAGAAGTATAATAAATGCAATAATTGGAATTATTGGATATTATATATTGTTTACATGCTATGGCTGGAAATTAGCATTAGGAATATTTTTAATAAATTGGTGTATTAACTTGGAGAGAAATAATTATATAATAAAAATTATTGAGGATGTGAAAAACAATGAAAAACTTTGAATTTGAATGGAAAGGAAATAAATATTGGTATAGTCGGTCAATCGCTGTAGTTGGCTTGATTACTCTATCTGATAAAGAGTGGAATTGGTATATACTAGCTAATAAAAGAGGAAAGAATACGCCTGATTATCAAGGTTGTTGGTGTTTGCCATGCGGATACCTTGACTTTGGAGAGACATGCGAGGAAGCATTGAAACGTGAAGTATTTGAGGAAACTGGATATAAAATAAAGAATTTAAATGAAATAAAGTTACTTGGAATTGATAGTGAAGTAAATGATCCTCGTCAAAATGTTACTATAAGATATAGTTATTTTAATCAAATTGAAAAAATAGAAGATATAAAATTAAATAATAATAATGCTGATGATGGGGAAGTTGATGCCATAAAGTTTATAAAAATAGCTGATATAAATAATTATAATTGGGCGTTTAATCATTTATCTTTAATAAAAAAAGGATGCAGATAGGGGGAATTTAAATGAGTAAAATAATTGTATTTGATTTTGATGGAGTAATACATAGTTATACAAGTGGATGGCAAGGTGTAGATGTTGCAAATGATCCGCCAGTAGATAGAATAAAAGAATATATTGATCAATTAGTAGAATTGGGATATACAATAGTTATTCAATCATCAAGGTGTAATAGTGAAAAAGGTATCGAATGTATTAAAGATTATTGTTTGGAATATAATATAGAATATCATGAAATTACAAATAATAAACCGCCTGCATATTTGACTATTGATGATAGGGCAATATGTTTTAATCCTAGTAACATTTCTTCTTTAATTGATGAAATAGAGAACTTTAAACCTTGGACACAATTAAAAGATGCCATGGACAGTTTATGTATAAAACAAGATAATATATCAAATGATTATATGAATAAACTTAAACTTAAAGAGACATTGGAAGGTAGAATGTTATTGGCTGCTGCATCAATTTTAACAAATTCAAAATTTATATTTTATGGAAATGAAATAGAAGGTACAAAAAAAGAGCCTAACGAAAATTTTGATATGCTTAATACCTTATGCAATGATATTTTTGAACAGAATAATGATATTATTACAGACCAATCTTTTAATTATGATGAAGAAATTAAGAAATTACAAGATAGAAATCAAGAAATAGTTTTAATTTTATCAATGCATATTGATAAAAAATTTACAAATGTCGAAGAATGTTTAGTTAATGAAATTGCAAATAATTCAATTGAAATAGAAAGATTATTAAATATCAAATTTAATAATATAAAATATAAAGAAGCTATGAAAATTATTTCAAATGAATTGAAAAGTGATAAGTCTGGAGGAAGTATGTATTATGCATGGCAAAGTAATATCGCTTGTACAATACAAGATAATTCAAATATTGATCATGAACTATCAAATAAAATAGCATGTAAATTTTTAGATAGATTGATAGAAAATTCTAATAAATAAATGAGGTGATCTAATGTTCTTCAAACCTAAATCAGAATTCCCTCCTGTTGAGTGGAAATTTTGGTTTAATAAATATGATGAATGGGCAGCGTGGTATAGTGGCGATCAAAAATTTCTATATGATTACTACAATATAAGCTCGGTTGGTGATATAATTGCCCAATCCAGAATGTGGGCAAGGATAAATGATTTATGCGGTGTTGTACATTTACCAGCTGCGAACGATATTGCATCAACTTCTTCAAGCTTATTATTTTCCGAAGTTCCACAATTCAAGTATAATGAAGATTCCGAAGGTGGGAAAAGAATTAAAGAATTTATATCGGAAAATGGTTTTGAAAATTTACTGTTGGAGGGAGCTGAATTATCAGCAGCTCTTTCTGGATGTTTATTTAAAATAGATATAGAGCCAGATTTATTAAATGTTCCTATTGTAAGTGTTTTAACTCCTCAGCAGTTTTTCCCAACATTTTGGAGAGGAAGATTGTGGGAAGTTATAACCTTTAGAGTAGTTAAAACAAATTCAGATACACAGAAAGTTTGGAGATTATTTGAACGAAGAAGTCGTGAAGGAAAAGATTTATTAATAGAATATGAATTATATCAAGGATCTAATAGTTCAGTTGGTGAACAAATAGATTTGAACTCTATTAAAGAAACTGAGAATATAAATCTTGAAAATTTACGATATTCAAATATTGAAGGATTGGGATGTGTCTATATTCCAAATAAAAGACCTAATAAATTAATACCAGGCTCATATCTAGGAATTAATGACTATTCAGCATCAATTTCAATGATGGACTCTTTAGATATTGCATGGACTTCATGGATGAGGGACTTGGAATTAGGAATGGCGCAAATTTTTATTGATGAAGAATTATTAAATAAGTCTCAAAACCAGACAACAGGAGAAATAATAGAATTAAATAAGTTCAGCAAATATCAAAGAGCTTTTGTAAAACTGAATTTAACAAGTTGGAAGATGGGCGGAGATTCAGGAGTAAAACCTATTGAAAATATCCAATTTGACATAAGAATGGAAGAGCATAAAAACACTTGTGAACAATTATTTTTTAATATAGTTACTCAGTCTGGATATTCTCCACAAACTTTTGGAATTGGACAACATGGAAATGTAGCTAGTGGAACAGCTTTAAAGATATTGGAACATAAAAGTCAAACAACTAGAGAAACAAAGGGAAGATATTGGTTGCCTGCAATAAAAGAATTATTATATCAAGCTCAAAAATTTGATCAGTCTGCTAATTTATATAAGTTTTATAATATAGAAGATGTAAAAATCGAATTACAAGATTCAATCGTAACAGATCAAAAGGAGCTATCTGAAACTTTAAGAAATTTAGATATGGCAAAAGCTGTCTCAACATATACAAAAGTTAAAATACAGCACCCTGATTGGGACGATAAAAATATAGAAGCTGAAACCAATAAAATATTAGAAGAGCAGGGTATAACTCCAGAAGTATTATAATAACATGTGAAATTGTCAGTATAATTATATTGACAATTTCACATTTTTATATTATGATTTTCACGAGGTGATAAAGAAATGAATATGAAACATATAAGTTCTATTACTGAATTTATAAGAAATTATGGAAAGTATTCCAAGATAGTAGAAGAAATAGGATATATAATACTTTTGAAAAATAATAAACCTGATAAAGTTATTTTGGATTATACTTTTATTGAAAAAAATAATATTGATTTACTAGAAATAAAGGGGAGTGATGATAATGGGAAAATTAATAAAGTTACCAAATGAAAGCGATTGGGAGTATGAATACAGAGAAAATATTGTTAACATAAGCAATGAAGTATCTAAATATCTAAATATGAATAAAAAAGGAAATACAATTAATGATTTTAAAGTAATGAGAAATGGAATAAAAAAACAATATGATAATTTATTGATTTTAAATGTTCCTGAAAAATATAAAGTTTCATATTGCCATTTAAAAGAAGCTTTAGAATATTACATCGAAGGCTATGAAATTTTAGTAGGACTTGATTTAAAAGATGATAAAAATTCACAAAAAATTATTGAAGTTGGAAAATTTATTGAAATTGGAACTTGTTTTACTAAGATTTCTAGTTTCGAGTATTTAAAAACATTAAAGGATTGATAAAATGAATATAGATAAGTATTCAAAGTATGCAGATAATTTAATTTTTGATTCTCAAGAAGTGGTTTTTGCTATTGGTCAAGCTTACAAAGAATTGCAGGAAGCAATTATTAAAGATCCGTCTAATATTGATAAATATAAAAAAATCTATGATAAGAAAATATCAAAGATAGCTAAAGAGTTTGATGTTAACTGGAAAAAGTGGGCTGATGAAGATTTGCCAACAGCTTATATCAAAGGTATTAAAGATGCTGAAAATAATTTATCAAAAGTTGGTGTCAATTCTTCTATAACTGATCCTATATCTAATGGAAGAATGTTGTTAAGAGAATTTCCGCCACCTCCAGCAATACCAGCGATTCCCGGACAAGTTAGTATGTTATTTAGTGGTAAATATGCCGACCATGAGACTTTTTTCGGTGTTTTTAGACAGTCAGCTTATTATTCATTAGATGGTCAACAACTTCAAATAATGCGATATTCTGATGATTTATTTCGTCAAACAGCATCAATGGTCGCAGAGAATAATTTTAACGAAATGGATATTTTTACAAGAAGAAAGTTTTCACAAGAAATGTTGGATGAATTTGCTCGAAAAGGCGTGCAATCAGTAACATATAAAAACGGTGCTAAATATAGTATTGATACATATTCGGAAATGGTTGGAAGGACATTGACTTCAAGATGTGCTATACAGGCAAATTTAAATAGGTATATGCAGTCAGGATGGGATTTGGTAATTGTTTCCGCACATTTTATGTGCTGTGAACTTTGTTCACCTTATGAGGGACAAACATTATCAATAAATCCTGGACATCAAGTATATGAAAGCCTTGATGATGCTATTCGTAATGGATTATATCATTGCAATTGTTATAGTTTAGATACAGAAGTTTATACTTCTAATGGATGGAAATTATTTAATGATGTTGAAAGTGATGATAAGATATTTTCATTAAATCCTTTAAGTCATATTCCGGAATGGAGTGGTTGGAAAACTAAATTTAAAAATTTTGAAAAAGAAATGATAGAATTTAAAAGTAATTCATATGATTTATTAGTTACAAAGAATCATAACATGTATATTGGTTTTAATACTCATGAAAAGAATAATAAAAGAATTTTAAGATGGAGACTTGAATCAGCAGAAAATAGTATGAAAAAGAATTTCAAACAATTAAAATGTGTGAATTGGGATGGTATAGATTTAAATTATAACACTTATGGATTTGGCAAAAAGGATTTTGCCTATTTATTAGGTATTTTCATGTCTGAAGGCAATATACATGAAAAATATATAAGAATATCTCAATATAAAGAAAATGCAAAAAAAATATTAAATAAAAGATTGATTTCAATGGGATTTAAAGAAGAAAAATCAGGATATATATTAAAAAATGAAGAATTAGCAATATATTTAAAACAATTTGGTAAACAGCCTGAAAGATTTATTCCTGATTATTTATTAAATGAAAAAACTGAAATAATAAAAGAATTTTTAGATGCTTTTATTATTGGTGATGGATCAGTGAGAAAAAGTAAATCAAAATTAAATATTAATTCAATATCTAAAAAATATTTTACATCTAGTAAAAAATTAGCTGATCATATAGGAGAATGTATAATTAAAATTGGTAAATATCCATCATTTAGTTTGCAAAAAACTAAAGGTAAATTACAAAAGCATAAAAATGGAGAGTATATTTGTAATTATAATATATGGATAATAAGAGAAAATAATAGTAGGATTTTAAATCACAATATATCTAAAAGTAATAAACATAAAGGAATTAAATCAAAAATAATTGATAGTTATAATAATTATGTGTATTGTTTAGAGCTTGAAAAAAATCATATTATGTTAGTTAGAAGAAATGGAAAAATTTCATGGTGTGGTAATTGTATTCATGATTTATCGCCCTATTTTGAAGGAATAAGTGATGAAATTGTTCCTAGTGTAAGTGATGGGGAACAAATGTTAATTGACGAGTATGGTAGAGATGAAGCCCAAAAAATAGCATACGAAGCAAAACAGAAACAAAGATATATAGAAAGAAAAATAAGAAACTGGAAAAGAAGGGAAACCGTATCAATAGATCCTAGAAGTAAAGATTTTAGCAGTAAGAAAGTTAGAACATGGCAAGCAAAACAAAGAGAACACTTAAAAGAAAATTCTTATTTACCTCGAAAATATGAGAGGGAGCAGATTAAAAAAGCTCACTGATGAAAGGAAGTGAAATATATGTGGATATTAGTAATAAGTATTATAATATCGTTGTTGGTTGGTGGTTTTGTCTGGTTTGTTTTAAGTGAGGTAGGTTATTAATGGAAATAAGAAATTTTAAAAAAGATGATGAATATTATACTCCAAGATATGCAGTAATACCACTATTGAAATATTTAAAACCAAATTCTATAATTTGGTGTCCATTTGATACTGAGGAATCGCAATATGTAAAAGTATTTAATGAATTTAATCATACTGTAGTGTATAGTCATATCGATGAAGGAGAGAACTTTTTTAATACACAATATAATTGCAATTATATAATTTCTAATCCGCCTTATTCGTTAAAATATGAAGTATTATTGAGACTGTATGAATTAAAAAAGCCTTTCGCAATGTTGTTGGGCTCTCATGGAATTTTTGAAGCTAAAAGGTTTAAATTATTTAGTCAAAATAATTTTGAATTAATGGTGATTGATAAAAGAATTGTATTTAAAAAGGGTGGAGCTCCACCATTTCAAAATTGGTATATATGCAATAGAATGTTACCAGATAAAATTGTATTTGAAGAAATAAACAAAAAAGGATAGGTGATTATATGGATATTAAAGAATTAAAAGAATTAAAAGAAGAGTTAAATAATGGATTAAGCAATAATAATGAAATGTCTTTGAAAACATTGAAAGATATTATTAAAAAAGTGATCTCTGTTATAGATTTAATTATTTTAAATGAATTTGAATCGGATGATAATGAACAAATAGAATCATTGAAAAATCTACTTGAAATAGAGAAAAAAGAAGTTAATGAATACGCTAGAGGGATTGATGAACTTCAAAAATTTATTGATTGTATGCTTGAAGATCTAGAAGGTGATAATAATAATTCAGATTTTAAAAGTGGGATGATTTATATTTTGAAACTTATAACTAGACAACTTAATAATATTTAAGAGGTGAAAATTTATGAATGAATCATTATTTAGTAGTAAAAAACATGATTACGAAACGCCAGAACATTTTTTTAATCAATTGAATTCTATCTTTAAATTTAAAATAGATCTAGCTGCTGATCATGAAAATAGAAAAGTAGAAAAGTATTTATCAATTAAAGACAATTCACTCGAAGATCCTTGGTTGTTTAAAGGTTGGGGATGGTTGAACCCTCCTTATGGGAGAGATTTAAAAAAATGGTTTGCTAAGGCATCTGTAAGTAAATCTAAGATAATTATTTTATCTCCTGCAAGAACTGATACAAGCTATTTTCACGATTATATTGTAAGTGCTGATTGTTTATTATTTATAAGGGGAAGACTTGTTTTTGATGGTTGTGCCTCGTCAGCTCCATTCCCTAGCTTGCTAAGTTTTTTTGGAAAGTTAACCAGGAATGAATTTGATAAATTATCAAAATTAAATTTAGGATATTTAATTGACAATAAAAATGATTTGTGATACAATATTTATATTATATAGTTTGGTCTGAATCGCAGCCAGACCAAACTATATAAAAATAGTATAAAGAAGTTTTGCAAATCGAGCTGCGATCTAGATTTGCAAAACTTCTTTTTTAATACAGGAATGAATATAAAAGAAATGGAGATGTTTATTAAATGATAGGATATTTGAAACAATATATAGATCAAAGTGATATTGATGCAGTTGTTGAAGTTTTAAAAAGTGATACTTTGACGGGGGGAGCTATAGTTGATGAGTTCGAAGAAAATTTATCAAAATATACAGGTTTTAAATATTGCTCAGTGGTTAATAGTGAAACAGCTGCCTTACATAGTGCATTATTCACAGCAGGAATAATGGAAGGTGACGAAGTTATTATTCCATCAATAACCTTTACAGCCACAGCGAATGCAGTTTGTTACTTAGGTGCGAAACCTATATTTTGTGATGTTAACGAGTCATTACTTATTAATCCATACATAATTGAAAATCTTGTAACACCAAAAACAAAAGCAGTTATAACCGTTGATATGGGCGGACAATTAGTTGATTATCAAATAATTAAATCAATTTGCAAAAAACATAATTTAGTATTTATATCTGATAGCTGTCATGCATTTGGAGCAATAACAAAAAAATCAAAAATTGCTAGACCTGATATAATTTGTTATAGTTTTCATTCATCAAAGAATATGACAACAGGAGAAGGTGGAGCGGTTTTAACTGATAATTTATTTTATAATACTTTAATCAATTCATTTATAAATCATGGTATGTATAAAGTATTTGATAATAAACAGCTACATATTGGATATAATTACAGAATGTCAGATATTAACGCAGCTCTGGGAAACTCTCAGTTAAAGAAAATTGATAAATTTATAATAAGAAGAAAAGAAATAGCCAATAGATACTTAAAAGCTTTTGAAAAAATGGTAAATGTAAAAGTAGTTAGACAACAATTTGAAAATGTATGGCACTTATTTATTATAAAAACTCGTAATAGGGATAAATTTATTGAGTATATGAGAGCTAATAATATAATGTGTGTAGTTCATTATCCGCCTGTGTATGACCATACATACCATAAAAAAAGTTGTGTTAACTGCCCATACACTGCTAGTATTTATGATCAGATAGTAAGTATCCCAATTTTTTATACATTATCTGAAGGAGAACAAAGTTTAATAATTAGTAAAATTATTAATTGGGAAAATAATATGCATATGTTGATAAATGATGATGTTTGAAAAGTTATATTATGAAACTGCAATTTTATTATATCAGGAGCGAATTGAGAGAGGATTCGAAATAAAAGAAAGTATGGAAAAATTAAAATATTTTTCTAGTAAATTAGCTTTGATTAATAATATAAATCTTTCAAATTTAAGTATTAAAGAGAATGAAATATTAAGAGATTTACTTACAAGTTTATCATATAAAGAAATAGCTATTAAACATTTTATTACTGAAAATACAGTAAAGAAACATGTTACCAATATACTTGATAAGATGTATTGTAGGAATAGAATAGAATTAATTGTTAAAATAAAAGGAGAGCAATATGAGTACAATTGTATTAGACTTTGGAAGTGGAAACACTTGTAAAAATTCAAAAGAGTATATAAAAAAAATGTATGATCAATTAAAAGAAATTGATACCGAAAAACATGAAATAATTGCAAAGTGGAAATTATTTCAAGAATCAGGCGATAATATACCTCTGAGTAGACAAGCGTTTGATTATGCATATTGGTACGGAAGAAAATTAGGATATTGGGTAACTGCATCAATTTTTGATAGAAAATCATTAAACTTTTTATTAAGTTATGATATCCCTTTTATTAAGATTGCAAATAATACAGATTTACATTATTTAATAAAATATATTCCTGATACTATGATGTTATATATTTCTTCAAATGTTCCTTTAATTTTAGATAGAAGAAAAAAAGCATATCATCAAATGTGGTGTATTAGTGAATATCCAGCAAATGAAAAAGATTATTTAAAAATGAAATTAAAACCTGGTTGTGTAATTTCAGATCATACAACAACTTTTAATTTATTTAAGAAGTTAGTACCATCTGTTGTTGAATGGCATTATAAGTTAGAAGATTCAACAGGTTTAGATGCTGGAGTTATTGCAAGAACTCCAGAACAATTAAAAGAGGTGTTATAATATGTTATTTGATACATTTAAAAAAGCTGTTTTTAGAAAAAAAGTAATAGATGCAATTGCCTTTAAAATAGCTGATTATCAAAGAAAAGCAGATATCGCATATTATAATAATAATGATGCTGAGACATCCGGAAATTTATTAAACTTAGTTTTTCCATTAAAACAAATATCACAAAAACTTGATATAGAGCATGAAGTTTATGAAAAGGCATATGGAATTTATGATTTTAGAAACAGTGGAAGAGAAGGATATATTTTAAAGAATGGGAAAATAGTTAAGAAAGGATGAAAATAATGAATATAGTAATAATACCGACTAGAATTGATTCTAGTCGGATTCCAGGAAAAGCAGGTTTTGAAATATGTGGGAATACATTACTTGAATATGTAATAGCTGCAGGTAGAAGAGCAAAAACAATTAATCATGTTGTTTTAGCAACAACGGACAGCCCTGACGATGTCAATTTTATAATGGATTATTATGAGGTTGCTTATGTACATATAAGCAATATTGAAGATCGAAATGATGTTTTGGGAAGATTTGTTGAGACTGTTGAAGAAATTGAAAAAGTATTCGATTGCGAGGTTGAAAATATTGTAAGGTTAACACATGATTGTCCCTTATTGGCTTTCCATTCTTCTTTAATTGATGAAATAATGATGCATCATGTATCAAATAAATGTGATTTTTCACATAATAAAGGGAATTATTGTAGTGGTCTTGATGTTGAAATAATGACTAAAAAAGCTATGATTGCTATAAATAATATAGCTAATAAAGAAGAGCGAGAACATGTAACACTTGCATTTAAAAATATACCTGATAAGTATAATATAGGCACTTTTAACTCTTACTATGGGAATCCTTCAAATGATAAAATATTATTTGAAGATAAATGGAGTATAGATACTATGGAAGAATTTAAAAAAGTGTCAGATATTATTAAAATGTATGTAATGAAAGAAGGTGATTTGAATGGAAATAGATATAAATATTCCCATGAATTTCAAATTAGATAGTCTTTGTGAAAAGTCTTTTGAACTAGTTCACAAATGGATTAATTTGCTTGATAGTAATATACTTAGAACTACTCAAAAATTAACAAAAGAAATGCAAAATAATTTTTATCATAATGAAATATGTAATAGAAATTCTAAGCATAGATATATAGGTATGTATGGTAATATGCCAGATTTAAAATTGATTGCATGTATATGAATTGTAGATATTCAATGGGAAAATAGATTAGGCGAAATAAGTCTAATTGTTAATCCTGAATATATAGGCAAGGGTTATGGAAGAATAGCTTTTTATCAATTATTAAAATGGGGTTTTTTCTCTTTGAATTTAGAAAATATTTATGGTAAATATTATAATAGCATGTATTTTAATTTTAATAAAAAATCTTGTTATATTATTACATAAAAATATCTTGAAATACATTGAAACTAAGAATAATTAAGGATGAGTGATTATGAATCTTGGAATAGTAACTAGTTTTTATAATGGCTATGAAAAATTTTTAACAAGGTGGGCATCTTCAATTTGCAAGTTGAAAATAAAACCTTCAATGGTTGTATTTGTGCAAAGTGGAAAAGCAGATAAGGATATTATAATAAAAGTAAAAATAATGTTTAGTAAACATAATATTAAATATAGGTTTGTTGAAATAAAAGAACATAAAGGAATGGGATATGCTAGAAATAAAGCTGTGAGAAATTGTGATACTGAATGGATAATGTATTTAGATGTTGATGATATAATTATTGAAACTGCTATAAACAATTTAAGTAAATATGAATTAAAAACTGATGTAATTTGTGGAGGTTTGTTAATAAAAAATATAGATGGAACAGAGAATAAAAAGTATTTTTTAACAGCCCAAAGAAGTAAAGTTTTAAAAGGAATGTGGTGCTGTTGTTCGCATGCTATTTATAGAAAAAAGTTATGGGAATTGTCTCCGTATATAGAAAATAATGATTTTATAGATTATCCATTATGGTTGGGTTTTGCACAGTTTGGTGCAAGATTTTTAGGAATAGAAAAATTATTAACAATATATATGCGAAGGACTGATGGTCATCACTTATCAATGAGTAAGAAAGATATTGTAATAATGAAAAAACAAAAAAGAAATTTTATAAAGTATGGAGTGAATAGTAAATGGCTAAAAAGAAAATAGATTTCTGGTATTGGGCTAAAGGAAATAATTTTGGAGACATGTTGAATTTACCAGTTCTCAAATACATGTCTGAAGGAAAAATGCAATTTAATTATGTCAGTAAATATTCACATGGAAAATTATTGGCAGTAGGAAGTATTCTAAGAAAATTGAATATTAACGATATTGTTTGGGGGGCTGGTGTAATAAAAAAAGAATATATAAATGTTCCTGCTGGAGTAAAGATATTAGCGGTTAGAGGTCCATTAACTAAGAAAATGTTAAAAATTCAATATAAAATACCATATGGAGATCCTGGATTGCTTATGCCAGAAATTTATACTCCTGTAAAGCTTGATAAAGAATATGATGTTGGAATTATTCCGCATTATGTTGATGATCAATTAATGCAAATTAAAAATGATAATAATATTTTAATGATTAATGTTAGGGATAATTACAAAGAGATTATTAATAAAATAAATTCATGTAATTTAATAATATCATCTTCTTTGCATGGTGTTTTAGTATCAGAAGCATATAGAAAACCTGTTATATGGGTAAAGTCACCTAGTGGGAAAATAATTGGCCATTCATTTAAATTTAATGATTATTTTCTCTCAACAAATAGAGAAAGAAGAAAACCAGTCGAATGGAATAATCTTTCAAAAATAGTTAATGATAAAAATATATTACCCTTTGGAAGTATAGATTTAAAACCATTAAAAAAAGCTTGGAGTGAATATTTTGGATAAATTATTATTTGGTCAACAAAATATAAACAATTTTAAATTTTTTGGTGACAATTATGTCAATATTCTGATTAATGAAACACCGCATTATAAATTTTTACAAAAAAATATTAAAATTTATAGTAATTATTTAGAATTTTCATGGAAAAATAAAGAAAGATCTATTGATGATAAAATAATTGAATATATAAAATTAAAAGAAAATATTCTTAAAAATGGAATAAATGAACCTATTTTAACAGCAAAAAGGTTTAATAATGACGAGTTGATAGTTCATGGCAATCATAGGGCTTCTATTGCAAAGTTTTTTAATATAGAACTTCAAAAAAAAGATGTTTATTATTTAGATTTTTTTAGTATGAAAAATATTAGATATGGTTTAAATAATGGAAATAGACCTTATCAAAGTATATTTTATAATAATAAAGAAGTAATAAAAGGAAGAAGGAACGATCTTCTTGATAGATTTAATTGTATTGATATTGCAGATATAGAAAATAAAATTGTACTAGATATTGGATGTAATATAGGTGCTAATTGTATTCTAGTTAATAAATTTGCAAAAAAAATGATTGGAATTGATATTGATGTTAATATTATAAATCAAGCTATTAAATTGGCTGTATATTTTAATGAAAATATTGATTATAGATTGATTGATTTTTATAAAATTAATGAAAAAATTGATACTTGTTTTTTGTTTGCTGTTGATAAACATATCAATGATAATAATAAAATTGCTAAGTTCATTAATAAAAAAGTATTATCTGTATGTTATTTTGAAACACATGAATATTCAATTATTCCTAAAGTTATTAGAAAATGTTTTAGTAGAATAAAGCAATTGCGTAACTATAAAGAACGAAAACTTTTTAGATGCGAAAAATAGAGGTGTTTTATGATAATGATACCTAAGTTAATTCATTTTATCTGGATTGGTGATAAGGCTTTAAGTAAACATAAAAAAAGAAATATAAAAACTTATAAATTATTAAATCCAGAATGGAAAATAAAACTTTGGACAAATGATAATTTACCAAAAATTATAAATACTTATACATATAATAAAGTCTCTAGTTGGGCAGCTAAAGCAGATATATTAAGACTTGAAATATTATATAAATATGGTGGACTATATACTGATATAGACTCGGTTTGTTTAAAATCTCTTGATGAATTAATTAATAATATGACATGTTTTGGAATGACAGGAAATCATGGAAATATTGCAAATGGAACATTGGGTTGTATTAAAAAACATAAAGCATTTAGAATTTTAATTGAAAATTTAGATAAACATACTTTAATACTTGAGAAAAAATATAATTATAAAAAAAAGAAGATAAGTATTTTTTCTATTGCTGGAACTAGATATATAACTCCTATATTAAGAAAAGCAAAAGATTTTAACCAAATAGATTTTGGCAAAAAAAAAGGTACAAGACAATTTATTTGTACTAAATTTGAAAAAGATTTAAGTCTTTGTTATATAAAACATGAAATAGATTTATCTTGGAAAGGACCATAATATATGATATATGAATCATTAAAAAAAGCACACGATTATTGGAGTAATCCAAATAAAAATAGAAATAATCCTGAAAATTATATTTTATTTAAAGAAAGAACAAATTTTTTATTTAAAGAATTATTTCAATTAAAAGAAATTGATAAAAATTCTACTTTTCTTGAAATAGGTTGTAATAGTGGACGGGATTTAATATTTTTACATGATAATGACTTTAAAAATTTAACTGGAATTGACATAAATAAAAAAGTTATCGAATTTGCACAAAAACAATTAATAAATACAAATGTTAGATTAATAAATAATGAGATTGAAAAAGAAATAATATTATTTAATGACAATGAATTTGATGTTGTATTTAGTTTTGCGACATTAATGCAAATACATGATGACAGTTTTTGGATTTTTGATGAAATCTTAAGAATAGCCCAAAAATATATTATTATTGTTGAAAATGAAAAAAGAGATTATAAAACAATATTTGAAAAAAATAATTTTAAACAAATTAAAGAATTAAAGTTTGAACATAAAAATTTATTGATTAATAATATTGATTATTTAATAGGTAAAGTTTTTAAAAGGAAGTGATAATTTTGTTTAATAAATTTTCTGAAATTGATAAAAATTATTTGATAAAAGATATTGAAGAATTAAGCGAACTAATAAAGGAAATTGCAAAATTCTTTAATAAACAGGGGAATATAGAAAACTTAATTGAAGAATTCGCAGATTCAATGACCGCAATTGAGCATATACGAAAATTATTTAATATAAATGATAAAGAAATAGAAAATATACATAAAAGAAAGGGTGTGTATAAAAAATATGAAAAGTAATGTATATAATGAACTAATTGAAAAATTAGATAGTGCGAAAAGTGATTTTGGTTATTTGAAAGTAAATAGTGATATTATTTTAAATAAATATCAAGGACAATGTTTTGAGCAAATAATAAGTGATATTAATGACATGAAATCATTTGTTAAGGCTTTAAAATTTGCTATTGAAAACAAAGATCAATTTATGGGGGTGGGGAACTGTTAGCGAAAACTTATAACAAATTATAAAAATCCTATAAAACGTTATAGGTTCGTGGTGAATGTATTGTAAATCTCGACTAGATTATATGTCTAGGGCTTAAGAGTCTTACACACG